GTGATCGAGGCTGTGGCGTAATCGCTTACGAGCGTCACGTCAAAAGCCTCGTACTTGCCCGCGGTCTGATTTGATTGCGCCGTTGCGAATGCCGCGCTTCGGCCCTGTGGGCGACCGTAAACGAGCGGTACCTTGATCAACTCACCGTAGGCTTCGGTGTTGGTTTTGATCACTTCCATGAAAGCGGAAGGGCGGTAATTGAGGTCTTTTGCGCCGTTTGGATATAGCTCTTTAAGGACATCTGCGATGTCCGTTGCTGTAAGACTTGCCATGGCTTAACTCCCGTTGCGTCAGCTTCCGCTGAGGCGTGCGATTGCCCTTCGAATGCGTTCCTTCTCCTCGTTGCCGCTGTGCGGTGCGGAGTCGGAACGCTGGGCAGAAACGTGATTCGTTAGCGTTCTCGGACCGTCCGAGTTCGCCGTTTGCGCCACGTTTCTTGCGGGAGTGGCATTGGCTGTCGGCGCGCTTGCGGTTGCTTCCGACTTCTTGAACTTCTTTGCAGCGAGAAAAACTTGGGCCCGCTGCGTGAGTTGCTCTTCAAGAATATCTGCCGCCTCTTGTGGTGACAAGACTTCTTCCGATGTTTTCCAGTGCTCCGCGATCAAGTTGTAGACTTCTTCGCCGAGTCCGTGCGCGTTGATCAGCTCGTACTTGTCAGCGTCGCTCTTCACAAACTCCACGCACTGCGTTTTGAACTCTGCAAGCTTTTGCTGCACTGCACCGTGTTGCGATTGCAGCTCTTTGGCTTCGATCTCCGCTTTGAGTTTCTGTACCTCGGCGAGAGCGTCCTTCGCGGGATCGGTGCGTGGTCGGTTCACGAGTTTGTTTGCGACGTCGCTCCATTGGAAGCCGAGTTTCTCGAGAGCTGCGAGCGGGTCTTTGTCGACGAGTTCGGCGGCTTCGCGATACTTCGCGAGACTTGCGTGCGTCGCCTCTTGTTCTTTTTTGTACGCTTCGCGGTCTTTGCGGAGCTTTTGCTCACGCTCGACAAGCTTGCTGAAGCGCTCGGCACTAACGTTGGGTTTGGTCGGCGCTGCTTCGGGAGCGAGCTCCTCTTCAGAAGGTTTCGCGCTAGGAGCTTGAGTCGCTTCAGTCACAGTAGTAGAGGCTTGCGCGGCTTCAGTCACGGGCGCCGCGCTTGGTTGTGTCGTCATCTATTGCTTCCTCCTCATGCCGCCATAGCTTCGGGCGGCGGAACTTGTTCGGTGGGCGGCATTCCCGGCGGCGGTCCGCCAGGTGGCGCTGCGGCTTCGGGCGGCGGCGGTGGGTTGAGCATGTCGCTACATGCGTTGGTGTAATCGCGCAGAAGGGCGAGGCGATCCTCAGGAACACGATCAAGCTTTGCGCGCAAGTAGGAAGCTTGGCCAAGCTTCATCGCGAGTTGCAAATCTTGGTAGGGCTCGGGCGATACGTACTCGCCTTCGTCGAGCATGCGCTCGATCGCGTCGAGGACGACTTCGTGAGCCGCGAGCTCGAGACTCATCGCACTGTCGAGGTCTGGAAAGTCGAGTAGCGCCATCGCCTGCGTTCTGTCGATGAATCCCGCACCGATCCATTGCTCGACTGTCGCCGAGCGCCCAGAAGGCGTCGATGGAAGCGCCGACATCGGGAAAACCTTCATCTCATAGGAATCATCCTCAAGATTCACGTCGCTCCACTTGATACGCGAAACGAAGCTTCGGCGGCGGCGCTTCTCGCGTCCGAGAACCGCGAGGTTTTCCCCGTCGGCATACATCTCGCGCGCTTCGTCGATCACAAGCTTCGCCAATTCCATGAACAGGCCCTCGTACGCTTGCCCGTCGATGATAAAGCGTTCGCTTTCGATGTCGTTGTACTCGCGCAGTGCCTTGCCGCTGTTCAACCCTGCGGGTTTTTGCGAGGTCGCCGAGAGTTGAGAGACGCCAGCGATTTCATACGCGCGCTGATAGAGCCGTTCGATGTGCTGGAAGATTTCCGGGTGAACGGTTTGGAAGGTGACGAGCTGCGGCATGATGTCGCCCGAGTAGTCGAGCTGAATGCCGTTCTCGTTGATCAAGTGCGACTTCACGATTTTCGAACCGCGTGGCGTCATCATGATCGCCTTGCTGCACAGCCGGAAACGTTCCTGCACGTCTTGAAGCAAAACGTTGATCTCAACCTGTGTGCCGGTGAGCCGTTCTGCGATGCCTTGGCCCCAAAACCCGATCGGGAGTTGCGCCCACCGCATAAATGCGAACGGGAAGCGGCTGCGCTCCCACTCCTCATCAATAAGTGTGGTCTCGCCGATGGCGATGATGTGCCGGCCGTCGCCCGACCTCGGCCCGCTCGGAAGGTGCCACGCTTCGACCACAGCGAGCTGGTCGGCCGTCGTGTCTCGACCGGGCCCGCGCTCCACCGCGGTGTTCTCCCGTTCGATTGCCCTTTCGTGCTTTTGGAACAGCGCTTGGAGAACCTTCCGGTCGATAAACTTCACGCGGTAGAGCGTTCGAGGGTCGCCGTACATCGCTTCGAGCGGATCGACGTGGAGTTCCCACGGCATGACACGTTCGACCTTGATCTGGCTGTGCTCGACGTAAACGTGTAGCGCGCTTGTCCCGAAGATTTCCGCGTCTAGGAGAACGCGCTGCCCTTTAGAGTAAACGTTTTCGCGATAGAAGACGCCTTCGACGAACCGCGTGAGCTTCTTCGCACGTTGTTGCATTGACCAGTCCGCGCCGTCAGTCAAAAACTGCGGCACGGGCTTGTTTTTCCCAAGCTTGGCTTGCACCGCATCGCACATCGATTGAATGACGTTCCAAGTCAGGCGGTCCGCTGCAAACGATGCTCGCTCAACGAAATAATCGGAGCTTCCAAGTCCGGCAAGTGCACGGCCCGAGTACAGACGCATGTGCCGAAGGTCTTTGTCTGTACGTGACTTGTCCGCGTCACGTACGCGCCGAGCAGTCGACACAAGCGACTCATGCGCTCTTTGCTTCGGTTCATTCCACCATTGTGTTGCAAACATTCAACCGCCTCCGTTATCCGCTTGAGTGAAAAAGATTTCGTTCTTCGCGGGCCAACGCTCGGAGCTGTCGCTCCTCAGGTGTCGCGGCTTCGTCGACATCTTCGACAAGCGTATGAGCGCCGAGCGGCGCCGCTGTGCCGAGTTCAATTTCGACATCCCCGACTTTCCACCGCCGCACGCCGAGCGCGTGCAGCTTCTTCGTCAACGCAACGATTTCTTCGTTCGTCATTTTGCCCACCACGGCCGGTCCCGGCCCCGTTGCCCTTGTTCGATCTCGCGTTGCTTGACCTCCTCGGCCCATTTGTCGAGATAGGTTGGATCGTTCGCTTCGAGCTTCTTCGCGGTGGGCTCGTGTAAGTGCGCTTTACATCGGCGCCAACCGTAGAGTAGCGCGTCGGTGCAATGATCGTCGAGGCCGGGCAAAGCGTCCGTGCCCTTTTCATTCCACGAAAGCGTTTCGAGTTCGTCAACAAGCTCCATGCATTGCGGTTCGACGATTCGCAGCTCACCGGTTTCGAGCGCGCCGTTTAGGAGCTTTCGATATCCAAGCTTGTTCACCTTCTTCGCGTCCTCCGCGGGGAGTTGATAGCGCTCGCGGAATTCTTTGATGTACCCACGCCCTAAGCCGCCTTGATCGACCACGATCGCAGCGAGAGGACACTCGCCGTCCACAACGCGGATCTCTTCAGCGATGCTCGACGGCGTCAGGCCAGCGGCCTTCCACGCTTTGACCGCATACACCGTCGGTGACGTCCATGAAAACGCGAGGAGGCAAAACGCGGTTGTGGGTTTGATCTCGGATGCGCCCAAGTCTACGGCGAGAACGTAATCGTATTCGCCCGCCGGCATTTCCTCTGCGCGGTTGCGAGCTCGATCGTATCTGTACACGAGCCCCTGACCGTCTTGCACCCAGAGCCCGTCAAGGAGTTGCGCGCGTGTGACGCTGTCGAGTTTTTCAAGACGGGCCTTATAGTCGATCGCGTCAACGTGCGGGTTGTCGTCGAGTTTTGCGGCAACGAATGGCGCGCTCGCGGTCGCTGGACTTACGAACCGTTTGAACACCCACTCGTGCCCAATGCCGGGTTGGACGCCGCTCGGGCGCGCGGCCTGACAGGGAAACCCTCTTTTCGACGGAGGCGGCTTAGCAGGTAGCGATACTGCGACTCGCCGAACTGGGTGAGCTCATCGAAGCCCACGAACTGCAGCTCGGCGCCTTGGTAACGATACTTATCTTTTTCGGTGTCGAGATATCCAAACGTCAGTGTCGCGCCACTCGGAAACGTCCACCGCTTGTTAAGCCCGTCCCAGTGCGCCGAGGTGTTGCGAAGCCACGCATCCGCGCGCTCCATGATCGCTCCGGGCAACGCGAGGTCCGTGTACGTACGTCGAAATAGAATCGCTGCGTAGCCGGGCACGTGGATATTGAGCAACGCCGCCATCAGTAGCGCGTCCGATTTGCCGCCGCCGGCGGCGCCGCCGTAGAGCGCTTCGTCGTCTTCGAGGTCGAGGAAGGCTTGCTGTCTCGACGTAGGTCGATGCGGAATGTAACTCCAGGGGTCGCGCCCCTGCATCACGCGCAAATAC